AATCAGCGCCCGAGCCGCCCTTACAGGAGAAGACCATGACTGACACATGGCACACCGAACTGACGCAGGACGGCGACCGATGGTCCTTCACGCTCACGCAGGACGGCATCTGGCATAGCGGCGGGCGGAACTATCGGAGCCGTGCCGCTGCGCTTAAAGCTGCTAACTGGCATCGGTCGTGGCCGGTGCTGCCGTCGATTGCGGATGACCTGGCCGCCCTCGGCCTTTGAAAGTAGGACAATGAGAAAACGATCTAGCCCCTCCGTGCGAGAGCACATCGCACAGGCCATCGCCCTGGCCGGTGGTCAGGTGAAGCTGGCGGCCCTCCTCGGCGTCACGCAGCAGGCCGTCAGCGGCTGGCTGAACGGTGCCCGCTGGATGCCCGTACGCCACGCCCAGGTCATCCACGAGCGGCTTGGCGTGCCCGCCGCGAACCTGGTCAACCCAGAGAAGGTGCTGGGATAGCATGACCACCGAGAAGGACAATCTCATCGCGGCCCTCGAGCCGCTGACATCTCGCGCCCGCACGGACGTGACCGCTATCAAGGCCCAGACCGGCATGGCCTGGACCCGCGAGCCGCTGACCGAGGCGCGCTTGAAGCGCCACCTCGACGGCACGATGCCGCGTGGCGTCTGCCCCATCAAGGCGGGCGAGAGCACGACGCGCATCGCCCTGTTCGATCTCGACAGCCACAAGGGCGCGACGAGCTGGGAGGAGATGGTCGAGGTGGCCACGGCGCTGGTCGATAGCCTCGAGCGTTTCGACCTGCAGCCGGTGGTCTTCCGGTCTACGGGCGGCCGGGGCATCCACATCTTCCTGGTCTGGGATGAGCCCCAGGACGCCTACTCGGTGCGCCAGCTCTGCAAGTCCGTGCTGGAAGGCATCTGCTTTAAGGACGGAGCCAAGGGCGTCGCGGCGGGCGAGATCGAGGTCTTCCCCAAGCAGGACAGCGTACCGGAGCATGGCTTCGGGAACCAGTTCATCCTGCCCCTGGCTGGCAAGAGCGCACCGCTGGAGCCGCTGTGCGACTATGAGGTGATGGAGCGCGAGTACGCGCTGCAGCTGGCGTGGACGCCCTCGGCCCCTGTGCCGGTGGTCGAGCGGCCCGTACGCGAGCTGGCCCTGGGGAACATGCAGGTCCAGCCCTCGCAACTGCGCGACGCCCTGGCCGCGATCCCCAACGACACCAGCCCCTTGGGCTATGACGAGTGGCGCGACGTCATCTCGGGCATCCACCACGCCACGGGCGGGAGCGATGAGGGATATGCCCTGGCGCTGGAGTTCTCGGCCAGGGCTCCGCACTTCGATGAGGACGAGCTGGCCATCAAGGTCTGGGCCTGGCTCGACCAGAAGGGCGAGACCGCCAACCCCATCACCGAGCGCACGATCTTCGCTAAGGCCCGCGAGCACGGCTGGCAGGATGTGGCCTCGGCCGATGACTTCGAAGACCTGACGCCGGTGGTGATCGACGGTGAGCAGGTCGACCTGCCCCTCCCCGCCTTCATCCGCGACGGCAAGGGCAGGATCGAGGCGCTGATCGAGAACGTCCGCCCCGCCCTCCTGCGCCCCGACGTCTGCGGCATGGACATCCGCCTCGACGCCTTCCGCGGTGAGCTGGTCTATGCAGACGTCGAGCACCCGGGCAAGTGGCTCGCCTTCAAGGACCACCACTACACAGAGCTGCGCCTCACCCTCGCCGCCCTCGGCTTCAAGCCCGTCGGCCGTGAGATGATCCGTGACGTCGTGCTCTATGTGGCAGAGCACCAGAGCGTCGACACGGCCCAGGTCTGGCTCGAGGGCCTGACGTGGGACGGCGTGAAGCGGGTCGATGGCTTCTACGAGCGGTACTTCGGTGTCGAGGCCTCCCCCTACACCACCGCCGCCTCGCGCTACATCTGGACGGCAATGGCGGGTCGCGTCATGGCCCCTGGCTGTCAGGCGGACATGGTGCCGATCCTCACCGGCGCGCAGGGGCAGGGCAAGACCCGCGGCGTTCGGGCTATGGTGCCGGAGGACACCTTCCGCGAGCTTTCCTTCCACCAGGACGAGGACGCCCGTGCTCGGCTGATGCGCGGCGCGCTGATGGTGGAGCTGGGAGAGCTGTCGGGCCTGCGGTCTCGCGAGATCGAGACCATCAAGGCGTGGATCACCCGCTCGAAGGAGGACTGGGTGCCCAAGTACCAGGAGTACGCCGTCACCCTCCAGCGGCGCTGTGTGATCCAGGGCACCTCCAACCCGACCGACCTTCTCGACGACCCCACGGGCGCGCGGCGCTGGTTGCCTATGGCCTGCGGCGAGGTGGACGTCGAAGGCATCGCCAGGGACAGGGACCAGCTCTGGGCAGAGGCCCTCGTGCTGTTCACCGCCGGTGGTGTGGAATGGCAGAAGGCGCAGGCCTTGGCCGAGGGTGTCCACGACGAATACAGGGTCACCGACACCTGGGAGGACGCCATCGAAAGGTGGCTCGAGACCCCCGACCTGGACGGCAGTCTCCCCGGCGCGGACGGCTTCAACACGCACGATGTCCTGACGCAGGCCCTCTGCTTTCGCGAACACGCAGTAAAACGCGCGGACGAGGCGCGGGCAGCGAAGGTGCTGCGGGCCCTCGGTTTCTGCCAAAAAGTGCGGAAAGACGGGCGCAAGTCGGTTCGGAGGTGGGTGCGGGAGTGAATGTCTACAGTGTCTACAGTGCGTCTACGGATGTAGTGTAGACGCTCAAACCCCCGCCAGCAGGGCGTTTGAGGGGGTGTCTACACTGTCTACACTTCTTTCTTAAGGGGAGGGCAGGACATAGTAGTATAGGCCCTCGTACAGGCCCCAGAGGAAAGGTAGGAGAAAAGTTCTGTAGACACCGAAAAACAGGCCCTTTTTCCCCGTATTCAGTCGTTAAATCAACAGCTTATCTGTCTACACTTGGTGGTGTAGACAATGTGTAGACAGCAGGAGCACGCAAAAAATGGCACGTTTGGGCGAGAAGCACCACGACGCGAAGCTGACCAACGCAGAGGTCGAGCTGATGCGGTCGATGTATGAGGAGGGCGGCTGGAGCTACGGCACGCTCGCTTTGAAGTTCGATGTCCACAAGGCGACGGTCGCCGACATCATCACCTTCAGGATCAGGAAACAGGGATGAGGGGTGCGACCGAAACTGTCGTATGGCTTGCCGCAGATCGCGTGCCGTACCCTCCCGTCTGCAATGGCTAGACCCCTCTTGAACCCAGAAGGCCGTTACTCTCCCGAGCTGGCGGCCAGCATCTTGGACCGGCTGCGCGAGGGCGAGACGCTCGTCGACATCTGCCGGTCGGAGGGGACGCCCGACCGCAGCACGGTGCACCACTGGGTCGCCACCAACCCCGAGTTCGCTGCGGCCTACGAGCTGGCCCGCGACCAGGGCTTCGACGCCATCGCCAACGACGTGATGCGCATCGCCGACCAGACAGAGCACGACACCATCGAGACTGACCGCGGGCCCAAGGCCAACGCCGAGTGGATCGCCCGCTCCAAGCTGCGTGTCTGGACCCGGATGCAGCTGCTCGAGAAGTGGTCGCACCGCTACCGGCCGCAGCAGGGCATCCAGCTGTCCAACCCAGAGGGCGGCCCCGTCGAGTTCACAGACGCCGCGGCCTCGGCCAAGATCGCCTCGCTGCTGGCGTTGGCCCAGGCCCGGGCAGACGGTGAGCCCGAAGACGGCTCGGACCTCGCGTGAGGCCCCCCTCGGTCGCCGAGGTCCAGAAGCTGCTGCCCCACCTCACCGAGGCAGAGAGGCGCGACCTGTTCGCCCTGCTGGCCCGAGACAAGAAACGCTGGCGGCCCCTGCCTGGGCCACAGACCGACGCCTACCAGAGCACGGCGGACATCATCGGCTACGGTGGCGCTGCAGGCGGCGGCAAGACCGACCTGGCCTGCGGTAAGAGCATCGAGGACCACCGCAAGATCATGATCCTGCGCCGCGTCGGCACAGAGCTGTCCGCCATCGAGGACAGGCTCGAGGAGCTCTTCGGCACCAAGGACGGATACAACTCGACCAAGGGCATCTGGCGGCAGACGCGCAGCGACGGCAAGGCCCTGCAGATCGAGCTGGGCTCTGTGCCCAACGCTGGCGACGAGAAGAAGTACCAGGGTCGGCCGCACGACCTGATCGTGTTCGACGAGGCCGCCAACTTCCTCGAGCTGCAGGTGCGCTTCCTCCTGGGCTGGCTGCGCACCACGGTGGTCGGCCAACGCTGCCAGGCCCTGCTGACCTTCAACCCGCCAACCAGCGCAGAGGGCCGCTGGATCGTCGACTTCTTCGGCCCCTGGCTCGACGACAAGCACCCCAACCCCGCCGTCCCCGGCGAGCTGCGCTGGTTCGCCACCGTCGCTGGCAATGACCTCGAGGTCGACAGCGGCAAGCCCTTCGTCATCGCCGACGGCGAGCCGCAGTACGACTTCAACCCCGCCGACTACGCAGAGAGCCCAGACCTGGTGATCCAACCCATGTCTCGGACCTTCATCCCCTCGCGAGTGCGAGACAACCCCTTCCTCACCGGGACCGGCTACATGAGCACGCTACAGGCGCTGCCAGAACCCCTTCGCAGCCAGATGCTGAATGGCGACTTCAAGGCGGGCATGGAGGACGACATCTGGCAGGTCATCCCGACCCGCTGGGTGGAGCTGGCACAGGCCCGCTGGAAACCCCTCTCGCCCAAGCCCGAGATGTTGTCGCTCGGTGTCGACGTGGCGCGAGGCGGCAAGGACAAGACCGTGATCTACCGCAGGCACGAGGGCTGGTGGTTCGACGAGCCCCTCGAGTACGCAGGCAGCGAGACGCCCAACGGCCCAATGGTGGCGGGCCTGGCCATCGCAGCAAACCGCAACCACAGCCCCATCCACATCGACGTCATCGGCGTGGGGTCGAGCCCCTACGACTTCCTGAAGGAGGCGAGGCAGCAGGTGCTCGGCGTCAACGTGTCGGAGAAGTCAGGGGCGCGCGACAAGTCAGGGCGTCTGGGCTTCTTCAATCAGCGGTCGGAGCACATCTGGCGGCTGCGCGAGCTGCTCGACCCGGAGGCCAACAACAACATCGCCCTGCCCCCATCGAAGAGGCTCCTGGCAGACCTCTGCGCCCCGAAGTGGAAGCTCCGCGGCTCCCAGGTCTACGTCGAGAGCAGAGAGGACATCGTCGACAGGATCAAGCGCAGCCCCGACCACCTATCCGCTCTGGCCCTCGCCTGCATC